ACTGCCATGCTGTTCTCCTGTTAGTAAACAAATTTATCTTCTTCTACTCCCTCGTCCCCCTCTTAACGGTTTAGCATCCCCTTTTCTTCCTACCCTTGGCGTTCGCCCGCAACTTCCTTTTTTTGCTGCCATTATTGCCCTCCTTAGTAGATTGTTATGTTGCCGTATATTGAATTGTTACCGTAGATAGATATTCCTGTTCCTGTGCAAGTTGGGGGGCAATAAGTCACACCAGAAACATATTCATCTGCTCCCATATCCCAAGGCGTGTATGTATCTCTGTTATCCCCGTCAATATCTAGTACATAATCTGCACCTAAATCATCACCCTCGTCAACTGGTACGGCAGCGTCACTCGAAAGATGAAAATCTTCACTACTGGCTGTTACACTTACAAAATCCGTGTCCGAACAAGTAGTTAAAGAATTTGCACCTGTAGCTGTGGCATCTTCTGAACAATTATAATCGTTTGCTATAAAGTTCGCATCTGCGTCTGTGAAATCAAAATCTAAGTTATTCCCAACACAGACATTATTTTCATTATAAAGATTATTAGAATTTCTAATACTAAAATCTAGCCCAACACCATTATCGTATGAAGTATTATTATAGACATAGACCGTCTGCGTTCCTACATTATCACCCATCCCAACATATATACCAATAAAATTGCCGTCATTCTTAAAATAATATACGATATTGTTATAAATATAATAACTAAAGGTCGCTGTTAACGGTTGACTAATCTTAATTCCTCTCCAATTATCAGTTCCAGATGAGAAGGAGCCGCCAGCTATATAAGTGATGTTATTTTTAATTACAATAAACCCTGCTTGCACTCCTTGTATAGCAAAGCAGGAGTCATGATATTGGTTTCCGCTAATAACACCAATCACAAGACCGTCGATAGTTACATAACTATCTGACACATCAATACCACCTGTAATACTTGCGGAAGTTGTTGCACTTAACTTATATGCGGTAGCCTTATAAGCTGTACCATCATGCCTTGCATCCCCAGAGGTATAAATATTTATATAATCATCAGAAGTTGTTGTGTAGTTATGGATAAATACTTTTGTTGTGTCGGGGCTTCCTGTCCAATCTCCTGAAATTTCTATATCAAACCAACCGTCTCCTGTCAAGTCTTGCTCGTTAGCATTCATGCAAGTTTCAAGAGCTGTATAATCCCCACCAGCAGGCTTTACTGTTTTATAAAGAAATTGCGCTGCAAAAGCATTTTTAGTCCAGTAATTATATGCTACGTTAATATATGGAGACACTCTGCTATAATAATATTTTAGATATGCAATTGGGCTTGTTGACGGTTTAATAACTTCATCTGCGCTTCCGTCTTTAATAGATAGATTACTCTCAGCTACAGCCTTGTTAACCTGTATTGCATTGAGGCTTACTGTTTTAGCTAGCTCTACTTCATTCTTGTTAAACCGATGCTTACGTTTTCTTTTTAAATACACATCATCTGGATTATCTTCATTAATAAATGGTTCTTCATACTTCTTAGCATCTTCATATTTTATATCTGGAACTTTAACAACTATATAATTCGGAAGCCCTTCCTCTTTCCCCCACTCCCAGCCGTCTGGACGAACAGCAATAACATCTCCTACCTGTGACCTTGCTTCATAAATACGCTTATCATTAACACTCATTTTATCTACTTGTTTCTGTGTAAACTCGTCTTTCCAATGAGGTTTAGCCTGAATTAACAACTCTGCCCCAAAAGAAGGCAACGCTATCAAACAAAAACATAATGTAAGTATTAGTCTATTTAAAAACATGATGAACTCGCAAAAGATATTCGTTTAGACGATACGGCATCAGGGCAGAAACACATGACATTATCCGTAGTGTTATAGAACAAGCTACCCTCGCCGTACGTCACACAAGGATTAGCTGTCGCACCTGTACCAAAGGCAACAATAGAAGCCGTAGCACCTTCTGGATTAACGTGGACTCCACTTGAAGCCCGTAACGTACTTGCCATTGCACCTGAGGTAAAAGTCTCAACCTCGTCTACTATAACCATAAATTCTTCTGCATCTGTGATAATTCTAAGTGAAGAACCTGTTGCTGCTTTTAACGTATCTACATTAGTAAGACTATTTCCATCAAGGTTAAAGTCTGCTGTCATTGGAACTGTACCATTGGCAAGTAAATCACCGCTACCACTACCGCCAGTATCATCTTCCCAATAGATAGAACCACTTGCCGAATCATATTTAGGAATCTCATTGTCTTCAGGAGTATCAACCGTAGCAACAACATAATTCTGTGCTGTTGAACCAAAAACTGACATCAACCCTTGCGTGATAATATCTGTATCAAAGCCAAACTTTCCTGTTACATCTGTCGTAGGTGCTGCTGCGTTAGGCATCTCCCAACTCGTCGCCTCGCCACCGTCAACGATACCGCCAAGCGTCGAACCTGTAACTGATATAGAAGTTACTACTGGAGAAGTCCCGAACAAAGCCAACCCTGTGCCCGATTCGTCAGATAAGGCTTCGTATAACCCTTGTGAGTTAGTAAGTGTTGATTGTTTACCGCTAAACTGAGTCTGTATCGCAGAAGTCACGCCCTTAACACGAGCAAGCTCTACAAGCGATGGATATGTCACAACCGCCAAAGTCTGTATGTAACCAGAACCATCAAGAGCAAGTATCTCTGAAACCGTTAAATCGTCTAGGTGAATATTCCCACCCATAGTTGACCCTGTAACTGACATATCTGTGACTACTGGACTTGTCCCGAATAAAACTAACCCGCTTCCTGATTCATCACTTAATGCTGAAGCTAATCCTGCCGAATTAGTAAGCGTTCCTTGTTTCGCATCTAAAAGAGTTGTAATTGAATCTGTTATTCCTTTAAGACGAGCAAGTTCCGTAAGCGAAGGATATGTCGCTACCGCTAAGGTCTGGACATAACCAGAAGCGTCAAGAGCTAATATCTCTGAAACCGTTAACTCATCAAAATAAATATTCCCGCCCAGTGTAGAACCTGTAACGTCCACTGAAACAACAATAGGGCTTGTAAGCGTCCAGTCTGTTACAGTGACAACATCATTTATAGTTGCAGTAACATCGTCAGGACCACCTGCCCCACCGTCTGTTGATACAAAGGTTATTTCAGTGTTAGTGAGAAAGTTAGCTGTTGTATCTATATCAGTTCCATTCACAGTAACAAGATCACCCGTCCCGCCTACTCCTCCCGTTAAATCAAGAGAAATCGAGCCGTCAGCGTTTGTTGTCATCTTGCCATTAGAAACTTTTATCGGGACTGGAAAGCATTGAGCAGGGCTTCCGTCTTCTTCCTCAAAGCAAAAAGGTGGACTTGTTGTCACTTGCGGGAAACATGGGGCTGCAATGCTAAGGAAAAATAAGAATAATATTATCTTACGAAAGTTCAACAATTCTGACCTCCGATGTATCTACACCGTCAGCGACAAGGTATATTGAAAATGTATCAGATACATTTGAAAAAACCTTGCCTTGACTTGGGAAAATTTTGACACCACTTGAAGATGTGACGCTAACACCACCATAATAAATATTCTTTGCACCGAAATTCTGAATCTCGATTGTTCGCTTTCCTGGCGTGATTGTTATTTCCTGCGCCGTTGAATCAACTGTGATCGCTGTCCTGTGCGATGCAACTCCGGCAGTATCTATCGGAATCATTCCTATTTTCTTGTCTGACCCGTCGCCTATTGCTGATTGATTCAATAAAGGCTCTACGCTTATATGATCTTTAGCCATTTTATTCCCCCTTCAATGATTCTTTCAAATTGTATCTTTTTATTAAGCGGTTGATTTCCTTGCGCTCAACCTGGATTTTAAGCTCTTGGTCATTAAGGTCGGCAGCTCTTTGTTCGTTCCTAGACTCTTTAGAAAAAATGTCTTTCTGGCGTTCATTGTAAGATTTTTCTTTTCTCAGGTTTTCTTCTTTTTCTTTTTCAATCTTTTCATCATCCTGCTTTAATGAATTTAATTTAAGTTCGTAATTATTCTTAGATTTGTTTGCCGCCGCCTTTTTTTCTTCGGCTTGTGAGCGAATATCTTTTGCCCTGATTAATTCAAGCCGTGAATTATCCAAATCATCATCAATTGATTTTCTTTTTCTCGCGGCCTCTTTGTTAAGTGAATCATAAAGCTTTGCTTTTTCGTTGTGATTGTTTTTTGCTTGCTCAAGATCCGTAATTCTTGAATCAATATTTTTCCTCTCTTCAGCCTTACGCACCCTAATATCAGATAACTCTTTTTCTCTCTGGCTGATAAGGTCTTGATACAAAAGCTCTTTTTGCTTTATGTCTGCGCGTATCTTTTCGATGTCTCCAAATGAGCTGAGAACCTGTCCTGCAAATTCTTCAATAATCGGAGTGAGCTTTTTCATTAATGCTTGTTTCATATTGCCACCTTCCTTGAGTTCTGATATTTCTCTTTGTTCCGTCCGGCTCAGACGCCCTGTTATTAAAAAAAGGCTCTAGGCTTTCGTCGTCTTTACCCATTCAAATTATTCCTTTTAATTTCCAGTTCAATTTGTTTTTCTTTTCCTTTTACATCAATTTCCCGAATGGCAAGTTTACTGTTTTCCCCGGCAATCCTTTCATCTTCTCTGATCAATGCCTTTTCTTTAATTTTATTAGTCCTCTCGTGTTCTGCGGCTTTCATTCTTCTTTGTTCGATATGATCAGTCTCGTTCTTTAAGGAATCGCATTTCATTTTGTATTCTTTTATCGCGATTTCCAGCTTCCGGCGTTCACCTTCTGCCAATGCCCGTTCTCCTTCTGCGCCTTTGAGCTTATTCGATTCTTCCAGTTTTATTTTTGAGACTTCTTGCTTTAATGAATCGTATCTATTGATTTCTTCTTGTAGCCTAGACTGTAAAGTCTTGTATCTTTCAATTTCAGTCCTTAATTTTTTCAATTCTTCTTCGTGGTTCTTCTTGGCCTGCCTGTCGTTATCTTTAAATAGATTGGTGTTTTCTCTTGCGACCTGCAATTCCTTGCTGACAGCTTCCCGCTTTTCAATGATGTCCCGCTTAATGGATTGAAGGCTTTCTTCAAAATTTACTATTACGGGTTCGAGTTCTTGTCTGATATTTAGGTCTTTCATTGGTAATCTCTCCTAAAAGTCGGTCTACGGATTTTTAACTGTAAATTCGGGCTCTCCAAATCTTCCCTTCGGGCCTAGCATTGGTCCAGTAACCCTTCTTGATGTGCCGAGGGGAGGGAGTTTTGTAGGATCAAGTCCTAACAATTTTTGCTGTGCTTGTGGAACTATGATAACCTCGCCTGTGTTCTGATTCCTTAGCTTTATTGCGCTAGGGTCTGGCGATCTCCTATGGACTGGCTTATTTGGCAATGCCAACCTTTGCTTGAATTGTAGGAATGCTTGATTAGATACAGGAATTTCTGCTTTCGGTAAAACCTCTGGCGTGACTGATGTGGGCGCAGCTTCATGTAATTTATTAACAGTTCTAAACATATTTGCTATTTTAGTATTTTGATCATTTAATTGCTTAAATTTTGCAGCTATTCCTTTTTGTGCAATGCCCTGAACAACATCCCCAGGATTCAATGTGAGAATACCTCTTGCGATTTGGCCATTAGAGAAAATATCCGGTAGATCAAAAAATCCTTTTATGTTTTTCCTGCCATCGATAAGAACTCTTTTATTTATATCCTTTTCTATTGATTTTAAAGCACCGAATTTATTCTTTAATATCTGAAATTCTCTTCCTGTTGTTTGCTCAACAGCGCTATCAAGAGATTTCCTTAAAACATCAGTTGCTTTTGCTTCTACGCCTATTGCGTCAGCGTCAGAGAATGTTCTGTTTTTAAACCATGATTGTAGTCTAACATTCGCGCTAGCGATTGATTCATTCGCCTCGGAGGGGGTTAGGTTCCCTTCAGCCTGTATTCTATCTGCAAGTTCGTTCATTTGTTTCGAGAGTGAGGGGTTTCTAGTTCTTAATGCTTTGCTATTGGCTGATTTTCTTATTGAGGTTGCGTAAGGTTTTACATCGACAACGGCTCCACTTTGTCCGGCCTGTTCTGCCAAATCGCTATATTGATTATACATTAGCTTTCTAGTTTGCTCTGTAGCTTCAGCAAAATCAGATAAAGACTTGGGGACATCATTCCCGGAACTTAATTTCAAATTCCCTTTATTCTCAACAATAGTTTTAACAGCATCCCGGGACTGTTCTTTAGATCGTTTTAATTGAGAAAAACTTGATTTTCCAGCTATGGATGGCTTAACGCCCTTGCTGATACCATCATCAATAGCCTGGTCAACCCTAACCTGCCTTGCATTGAGTTTTCCGAACCGAGTTGATGGAGTTAGAAGCCCTAACCCTGCCTGGAACAATGCACCTTCTACTCTTTCCCCTTCTTCGGCCGTAGCTGCCCCGGTAACTGCTCCGGCGGCTGCCGATCCGATTCTTTCAGCTCCTGGAATCTGTCTTGGGATTAGAGATGCTCCAAGCTTTTCAGCACCGCCTAAAATTATTCCTGCTGCGGCTCCTTTCGCTGCTGCTGGTAAAATAGGTTTTCTTTGTGCTGCTGCCTTTGTGCCTGAGAATAAACCTAAGCCTATTCCTGATTTTATAAGTCCGGGGACTTTTGGTATTAAAGAAGCTCCTTTCATAAACGGAGTTGCTGCTGCTACGCTTGGCAATACCGTTCCGGCAACAGCTCCGGCTTTAGCTAATATTCCTTTCGGTTCCGGAGTCGCCAACATTGTTTGCTGGATTTCTTCTGCGTGTGGAAGCATACTAACAACTCTTTTTCCAAAAGGAACATTCTCGAACAATCCTTTTGTGAATTGCGGAATAAACTTTTTCTCAAGCTGTTCTTTGGGAATATTGGATCCATCGATCTTTGCTCCCCTTACTTCTTCATCTGTAACGCCTTCGATATTAATATATTCGTCAATTTCTTGATCTGTAGCATTGAGCGAAATCATCTTAATCAAATTGCGTTTTATTTTTTTTATATCTGCCATTATTCAAGTCCGAATCTTTTTTTTAAGGAACCTTCCCTGTCCCCTCGTTCAAGAATAAACTCATCATACGGAGAAAGTGATTTTGCTAACAATAAATCCAAAGCATCCTGTTCGGCTTCAGACAATGTTATTGCTTTTGCCAATTTTTCAACTTTATCAGAAAAAGAGGCTAATTCTTCGTCAGGCACACTTTCTATAAATTCATTCGTTAATCCTAATCTATCTGCTGCTCTCGCAAAATTAAAAGCATTTGTAAGAGTTTTCCTCATCATATTCCTTGCATTTTTAGCTGGTGTTTTGCCACCCGGGAGCGTCATTTCTAATTTAGCGAAAATAGTTTGGACTAAACGAACTGAACCAGGCTTGTCTCCTTGTTGTGTCAATGTCGGCATTAAACGAGAAATAATTTCAGTTTTCAACCCCGGGAATGCTTCTGTTTCTTCGAACTGTTCAGCTTGCTCTCCACCAAAAAATAAAGAAGCCTTTCCTCGGAACTCATTCGCCAAGCTTCCTAGCCCACCTTCTTTTATAGCTGCAACATGAGTTTCAGCCAGCAATTTTGCTGAATTAGATATCAAGTCAATTTGTTGCAAAGACATTCGCTGTGCTGTTATTGATTTCCCAACTGCCTCTATCCTGCCTTTTCTTATTAAATCTTGTTCTTTTTGGAACGATTCAAAATCAGGATTCTTGACTGTTTTAAATTTTTCATTTCCAAATTTGTCCACGCCATCTGAAATTTGAATAAATTGTGCTGGCGTTTCTGTTCTCTCTTGCTGAATATCTGCAGAAGGTTCTATCCCAGCAGCAGTTCCGGGCTCTATTGCGCTCCCTGTGTCCTGTACTCCTGCTATGCCACCTAGGCCCTTCCTCTTTCTTTGAATTTCTTCAAGCTCAAGCTGAGATTTTTGCCTTGTTGGATCAATTGCATTTTTGAGCTGTTCGCGCTGTAAAAGGTCTTCGAGTCCAGTTCCGCCTTTTTTCTCTGGCTGTAAGCTCCTTGCTTGACTTAATGGCCTGCCCTGAGAAGCTAAAAGAGCCCCTTCCCCTGCCGCCAATAAAGCGCCCGTTGCTTGTTTTCCAAATCCTTGCTGTTTTGCGATGAGCCCTTGTTTCAAGGCTTCGAGCTCTTCATCGCTTAAATTTTCAAGTTGATTCTCCGGCGTAAATCCTCCGCCAGCTTTTGGTAAAAGTCTTTGAACCATTTTGTCCTCCCTTATGAAAGAACCAACGGACTTGCCGATGATTTTTGTTGTTCAACAAAAGACTGCCTTATCTGTTCTGGATTTTTTCCTCGCGCCGATTGACCTTTAACAAAATTATCAATAACGGTACTTCCAGAAGCTTTTCCACCGATTATGTCTTGGATTCCCTGAAGCTGAACATTAGTTGGTAAGTCAGCCACAAATCTCTGCTGTGTCCCCGCGAATTGCGGCAATGAACCGACTGTGCCTCTCTGCGGTCTTTGCGCGATTCTGGACGAAATCGGCGTTGTTGTTAGATTTCTTGCCGGAGCCCTATTGTTTCCCCCTGCAATCGACGGTAAAGGGCTACTGGCTTGAAGTGCTGCGGGTGTAGATACATTTCCCCCGCCTAATCTCTGTGTGCCTCTCTGGCTCAATTTATCGAGTAAAACTGCCATCTTATTCCTCCTAGTTTACAAACCCTAAATCTGGATTTAATAAAGAAGCAGATTTTACAGTTCTGCTTGAACTTGTTCCTATATTAACTAATGCGGCATTTCTTTTTTGTTGTTCGCTCCCTATTACATCAAGAAGGTCATCTGTTGACTTCTGCTGTGCTTGTTGAAAACTCATTCCGGCTGCCAATAATCCTGATGCCAAAATTTGAGAATTTAATAATTGCCCGGCTGCAACCGTAGCGCCCTGGGCTTGTATTGTTTCGGCAATTGCAAATTCATTTGTTTTTATTGCGGATGCGTCTTCTCTCAGCGTATCAGCAATATTAAATTCTGCCCCTAATTTGAATTTCGCCTGGTTCTGCTGGCTTGCTGCTTCCTGTTCAGATAATTGCTGGAATCTTCCAACGGCCGTAGAAATCTGATTTTGACGCGCTAATTCAAGCTGTGCGACTCTTTCGGCAATATCTCGCTCTGCTGCTTGAGAAGCTTGAGTGCCTTGGGCAGTCGCAACAGTTGAACGGCCTAATCCTCGCGCCGATGCCATCGAAGCCAATCCCGCCTGAGTTTGTTGTAACCCGGCTCTTACCTGTTCAGCAACAGGAGCCGTTTGCGCGCTAACATCAATTAATCCGCGGCCTGCAATTCTATCTTCAAGAGTTCCCTTTATTTGCTGGCCTGTTTCTGTTTCAAGAAAAGTGGGAAAATTAATCTTTGCGGCGGCTTCCTGCTTCATTCTTAACGCTTCTTGCCTTCTAAGTTCTTCTTCAGCGGCAGCTTTTTGTTGCGCTTCGACTTGTCTTTGTTGGGCCTGCGCCGCTGTTTCAGAAGCTTTTCTTGCTCCGCTAGAAGAAATTGCTGCGGCTCCTAATCCGGCTGCTCCAGCTATCACCGAACTACCAATGATTGCTGCCGTTGTGCCAATAATTCCTCTCTCATTAGAAAGATAGGCGCTCAATGGTCTGATTCTGGAAAAATATTCTTTAATTTTTATCATTCCAATCTCCTATTTAATATAATCTCGTTGCAATAATTTATAATTTCGTTTCTTGTAATATTTGTCTAAAATGTCTGTGTTTAAATTTCCCATAAGCCCAACAACAACCAATTCTGCCCCTCTTGATTTACATTCGTTTTCAAATTCTTTGATAAGTTTTAATCCTATCGTCCCATGCCTGTAATTCATACCAACATACCAAACAGATTCTTGTCCTATCATTTGACTTTCATCGAATATTGAAGGACTTATAACTCCCGCCACAAACCCTGCTATACTTCCCGCATCTTCTGCAACAATAACCACAAGCTTTGTTATATACAATATTGCTGTTTTCCGTATGGTTTCATCATTTATCCTAAAGCCATAATCATTCACGCTTTCTTCAAAAAATCCTTTTATTAAAACAATCAAATCATCAATATCTTTTAATTCGCCCTTTCTAATTATCACGCAAGCTCCGTCCCGGTTATTTTCATCGCGCCACCGTCTGCGAATTTAACATAAATTGCCGTGTTGACACCCGTTACCTTCCCCCATGTATTAGCTATCATCTGCGCCGCCGTTGGTGCAGAAGTAAATATGACAGGGTTCCCGAATCCGTTTCTGAAAATAAAATCAAAAACAAATTGCGTGGATTTATCTTTTACTCTTTTCGGCGATCTTTGCATATTAGGACTCGTTTAATTTGTAGAGAATTATTTCACCAGTTGTGTTCTGGCTTGTAAGTATCTGGAAATCTGCGACTGTTGCACTATTGTCCCACCACCCAAGAATGTTATTTTGTTCAACATGTACGCTTCCGTCTATATATGTTACTTCTCCAGAAACAGACATCTGGTCTGTCCAAACGGTATCCATAATAAATCTACCGTTAGCCCAACCTTTTTCATTTAATGTTCCAATCGTTGCTATAGCTATTGATGTATTCGTTGTTATTGTAGAACCAGAAGCCCCCGCATACGTGCTTCCATCATCATCATTAAACCTGAGAGTTAATGTCGAATCAGAGGTTTCGTTGGATTTGATAGTAAACACAACTAAATATCTTACGTCGGGAACAATAACTACATCATCAGAATCCGTAGTATCTGTCCAGGATGTCCTTGAAACAAATTCCATCCCTTCAGTAAAAGCTGTCCAAGTAGGATTTACGCCAGCCCCGGCAGAAGTTAACAGCTCTCCCGCTGTCCCCTGGTCTCCAAGGCCGTTAGCATCGTCAGAGGCATCATTTACGATTAACTCTCCGGTGGCCGTTGTCGTGCCAATATTAACACCATCCATTGACCCGCCGTTGATGTCCGTTGTAGTAAGGGTTGAAGCGTCAGCGTTAAGCGTATCGACCTCAGCCGTTCCGTCAATATATGCGTTTCTATATTCTTTCGACGCGCTTCCTAGGTCAAGGTTGTCATCTGTTCCAGGCTCTAGCTTTATATATGTCGCATCAACGGCCTGTAACGTCATAGCCTCTGCAGCAGCGCCTAAAGTCGTATCACCAAGATCAAAACGAATAATGTCTTCGTCATCGCTTTCTTGGGTTTGAATCATCGTATCTGCATCTGTATCCGCAATCGAAGAAGCTGAACCGATTGCAACCGTGATCGATGTCACGCGGTCGTCCCTAACTTCTAAAACCGTTGTCGTGTCGGTTGAAATCCTGGAAAGCCTTATTGAATTAGTTGCGACCGAAGGTTCACTCGCATCGACCGCTGTTTCTTGATATGTGTATGTCCCGTTACTCGATAAATCAACAAAAGTCCATTTTGAAGCTGTGTATGTGTTTGCCGTAGGATCCTTGACGACTCTCGTCCCATTAACATACGATATTCCTGAGGCCGTTGTGCTTGACAAGCTTGCGCTCGTTGGTGTCGTTAGCCCTGTATAAACAAAATCGCTGAAAGCTTCATTCCATCTATTCTCTGGGTTTGCGTTGGCGTCAAGTTTCGCTGCTGTCACTGTCCCCGTCTGCAAAAGGCCGCCGTCCCCGGAGTTTATTGCGTCAGTCAATACCTTCCTGTTCGACTCTAAATTATCGACAGTTACATCATCTGCCGTATTATACGAAGTTGTCGTAATCGAAGCACCTGCCCTGCCTCCCAAAAGACCAAGCAAAACGAATAAAGTCAACAATATTCTTTTCATATTTAAGCTCCTATTTTAGTCCCTTTGGACTTTTGTTTTACTGTGAAATCAACTCCGATTCCAACAAGATCAGCTTTCAAGTCAAGCGTTTCTTCAATAATCTCAAAGGCGATGCTCTCTCCCCTTGAATATTTTATCTTTGGCTTGACTCTGCCGGATGCCTGCGCTTGGTTTTTTATCTCAATCATTCCGAGTGTTTTTGTTTCTCCGCGTAAAAGCTCTGTCCAGTCTGCGCCTGATCCTGTCGGATTAGATGACCGCCCATCGAGTATATAAAGAATATTGATATTCCGTATTCCTGTCGGCATGAACTCAAGATAGAAAGCATCGAATCTTACGTTCCATCCCTTCTTAAGAACTAAATCTCTTGACCTCACTCTTGAGGGGATCGCAACTCCATTAAAATTAGCGCCCCTGTTGTCCCGAACGATTGTGTTTGAATCAGATTTTCCCATTTCCATATATTCATTTTCAATCGTTGAGTCCGTAGACATATAATAAGAAACATTTCTTGATCGCACAATATCAATTTTATTTTCAAACGCATCCCACCATATCTCAAGATTGTTTTCCCCAGAAGAACCTTTTTCAACAAACGAGAGCTTGTAATAATTCTCATGATAAACGGCAACGGCTCTTTCGACTTTATCCGAATATGTATTAATAAAATCTTTTAGCTTAAATTCAAAACTTAGCATTTGAGAGTTAAGGCCATCCCAGGACCAAAGCTCGTAATCATCCGCTAAGAATACGATTGCCTGCTCTACACCAACAGCAGAACGCCCAGCAATAATCTTGCGATCTTCAACAAGGCGAACCTCAAACGTCGTGGCAAGAGCGCTGATAACGTCACCGTCGAGGACGAAGATTCCCTCAGTTGTAAAAATATACAACTTATCTTCTATCTTTCCCAGGGCGAGATTTATTCCTTTCCCGGATCCAACAATTATTTGGATGCTATCGTTAGCGTCGTCAAATACTTTTGGCTCTAAATTCTTTGAAATAAAAAGGCTCGTTTTTGATATTACCATTAAACGATCTTTATGCTCAATCAAATCTATCGGCAGGACAGAATCACCATCAGAATTGACAAGAGTCACCGGAAGAAATGTGTTGTCATTGTTCCCGTCATGGCTATAAAGTCCAACACCATCCACAAAGAAAAGATTGTTCTGGAATCCTGTTTTGAAGAGGACGTGCTTAGGGTAAGCGTTTTCGTTAAGAAGATTTTTTACTTCCGTTGACGTCCCTTCCTGATCATCTAAAACATGAATCTTCCCGTCTACGGTATAAACAAACGTCTTAGGAGAAATAACGCTACTCTCGACCGTGTTATATCTTCCGCCCCATCGTGCTACTGCAGGAATATCCGTTACAACGGCCTCATGCCCTTGCGGTTTACTTAATCTCCCGTCCCTTGCAAGCCAGTTTTCGCGCAGGACGGGAGAAGTCGGATCACCTTCGTCTTGGGGACTGCGCCTATCTATTTTTCCTGTGAATTTAACGAAAAAATCTGCCATTTTTCACCTTAGCTTGTTGATACTTCGAATAACGCAAAGGCCGGGATAATAAAACAGGCCATCCGCGCTAAAAATATTGGGAAATGTCCCATGCTTATAATCAAAAATACCAATAAAAAACCCGCCAAGGCTATGGTGTTGACATTTTTTATCGACTTTTTGAATCGTACCACGCCTTGACGAATATATGCGATGAAAAGGAATAATCCGACATATCCGAACTCATACGCCAACGAAATATATAAATTGTGCGTGTTGTCCCACCAACTTATCTTCGTAATGTCGTTATACTTCTTCCCTTTTGTTGTTACATGCGTATCGTATTTCTCAACAGAAGCGTAATATCTAAAGTTTTTTTGTGGAGTTACGTTAGCAAAAGAATCAAGTCCCCATCCCGTCACCGGATGAATTGTAGAATCATTCAATATTCTTTTCCACATCCCGAATCTTTCAACTCCGAATCCGTCTACCTTCTTGACATAAAAAGTCCCGCACACAATCGATGATATTAACACTAAAATCCATATTTTACGCGGAATCCTGAAAAACAGGATAAATAACAGGCCAACGAGCCCAGCAATAAAGCATAAAGACGTTTTGCATAGGTATAGCGGAAAGAAAAGGCCTATTGCCCCTACCATGGCCCACTTTGAGCCCCTTGACGCAAGCATGGGTATCGCCAGCGCTATCAGAGTACCTAAAATAGAGGCATGCCCCATGAATCCGTTCATCCTGGTATTTTCAACATGCTCAACAATTACCCGGGAAATGATTTCTTTATGCACAAAGTCAAAACCAACGGACTGAACCACCATAAATGCCACATTAACGAACACAAACCAAAGAAATGCGTTCACAAACAAATCAATATTTTGCCTTTTGAATGAAGATTTTGTCACAAAATAAAGAATTGAGCCGAAGAATATATTTGATAGGTATATTGAACCTGTCTCAAACTTGAAAAATGAATATAAGAAAACAGTCCAGCAAAGAAATAGCGTAGCCCAAATATTCCTGAGCACTAAGCTAAACATCGAAATCATGCCTAACATGAAGATCATTTGGTTAGCCTGCCGCATATCGGTAATCCCATGCAGAGAAACAACCGCTAAAAAAATCAGCGAAACAACCCCAACTCTGATAATTTTCTTCATATCCATTATGTAACATCCTTTCTTGGCGCGAAGAATGGAACCCCTTCTCGCCTGGATTGAGTTTGTTGGTTTGTTCCGATATTCCTTGCAGCACCAACGATGAGATCATGCACTGCGGTCTTGAGGTCATCCTTAGCGTCCCGTATTCCTACTGCATTTTTGCTATCCATCCATTGACGTAACTTAACCATTGCAAAATTAATGATAATCTCATCATATTTGTCTTCATAAGGAATCGTGCCGCCTGCAACCAATTTCGTGACGAGCTTGATATAATCAAGATAAAGCGTAATAACGCCGGATGGAGTTGGGCCAAGATAAATCCGGTTAGCGAAAAACGCGGCTACGTCCGGGGCTTGTGAACTGCTTGCCGATGGATCAGGAAATCTGTCTCTATACTCAGCAAATGGGATTATCATGATAGGCGAATCGTTTGTTCGTTCTGAAAGCTTGATGTTTTGGTCGAGGTCAGGCGTATCCGTTCCGATCTCAATATATTCCTGGTCAGTCACAGTAGAAAACGTATCATGTGCACCGATTTCATCGAACAGCTCCGCATCCATAAACCATTGCTTCATTCGCTTAATGGCAAGATTAATAGCAACCAAAATCAAAGCGTTAAGGTCCGTATCTACAATATCGTAATCTGCTAATTTCTTTATATCACCAATTACATCATTTACGGCTGATTTACTCATGGCTTTCCCTTTTTTCTCGTTCTATTTTAAAAACGATTTTCTGAATAATGTCAAAATCTTCCTGCGTTACTGATTGATAAGTGAAAAGAACAAATTCGGATCCATTGTTTACGATATAGCCCCAAGATTCGTTGCTTCGCTCTCCTGAAGTTAAGTCGAGCTTTCTTCCTGTCTTCGCAAATTCTTCCTTGAGCTCTTTAGGCCAGCATGAAATCGGGATTCGCAATTCATCCGCAAAGGCCATCCCGGATAAAACAAAAATTAATGCCAACGATATAAAAAATATTTTTTTCATTCAAATTACGGGGCAGAGTATTAACTCCGCCCCATAATCCTCCTTTCATTTCTTTAGTCCAGCGTTAAAAAGCACTCTACATCTTCTTGTGCTGCTGCTGAAGTATCATAAAAGAATCCAGCAACGCCCTGAGCTCTTGGATCAGTCACGCTACCGATATGAGAAGTCGCCTCACCTGCTGTAGTTGACGTTCCCATTGCTTCACCGGCAACGTTGAGAATCAAGAGATTATCAACCTGACTCAAACCATACGTCTGAAGCCATGTCCAGTTGTCCTTGCCTCTGTCTTCAATCGCTGTATTGTCTTCTGTGTCTTGAGTCAACGCTGCAGTGACAATAATACCAGCAACCGAGCTGTCAGATGATGTTGTCGTTGTTGTAACAGTTACGCCGTCATCTTCCGTCAAATTCCAGATTACAATGGAATCTGCAGCAAGAGTTGCCGCGCCTTCAAAGTCCGCCTGAACATATCGAACCATGCGGAAGATTTTATGGGCATCAGATTGATTCTTTTTCTGGCCCAAAATATCCCCAGCTCCCGGACTTTGACGATATCCGGGTGTAGCGGCTGCCGCTAACCCTACCATCATAAGAAGGGCAACGGAAAGAATTGAAACTAATCTTAATTTCTTCATCCTGTCCCCCTTTATGTTGAAGACACATTCGTAAAAACAGAATGCGCTCGTGGAAGGTTAGTATCGATGTTACAGAACACCCAAAAATATAATGCTTTATTGAGTGAAGTGCCGACTCTAATGAATCCTTTTGGATCCCAAATAAAGTTTCCATCCCGAAGGACTTTAAACTTTAAATGATTAGAGTTAAGTAAATACACATATCCTGTCGTGATGGTATTAGCACCGCCAAGGACGTTTGTATTTTCGTAACTATAAACCAAATTCCCGAGCTTGATTGTATCAAAGCCAAGCTGAGCCATCATATCATCTGGACGGAATCTGTTAAGATTCGCAAGATAGCCAACCATACCGGCAAAATTGCTTTCGTCCATGATAGCTACATCGGGACCGCTTTTACCACCTGAACCTACTGAAACCCTGAATGCTTCTTTTTGAATGGCAGCAATACCAGCTTCGGATCCGATGTCAGCGACCGCAGCGGTAACAACGCCATTCTGTAAAGCAGACTCACCACTTCTACTCAAACCACCAATCGTTCCGGTTGTCGGAGTAATGCTGATTAGACTTGGAATACTTTCCGGCTCATCTGTCCCGGGCGATGTATTCCAAAAAGCAGAGTTGAAAAGATTCGGGATCGTGGAATCAGCTTGTTCCTTCTGATCACGAGCAAAATTCTTCATCATAGATCTGCCCTTATTCTGAGCCTTGTCCAGTTCGTTAATTACAACAGAACCAGTAAAAACTTTGACCGGGAACCTCAGGCGCTTGTTTGGATCTTGAAGCTGCGCCGTCATATCGGTCGTTTTTCCCTGCCACTTAAAGTTAGTGTTCTCCCGCGTCATAATACCATTCCAGAACTCAAGCCCGCCATCAAGAACTTGGAATCGTTTACTCGAGCCTTCTTTCGCGTCTTTAGCCTTCATCAAAGAAAAAAGAAAGTTGTTGTTAATGATTCCGTCGCCGTGTGGACCAAAATTCGGGAGGGTATGCAGGACTAAATTTTCAAGTGAAGTATCATCGCTTGCATACGCCACGTTTGTCTCACCTCTATTATTTGAGATCATACGCATCGTTAATGCAAGAAACATTCTTAGAAAATATGCCACTGTTTCCTCCTTAGATTATGTTATTCCTGCTGCATCTAGGTAGGCATCGGCATCTTTTTCAAAATCTCCTGTCTTTGCCGGAATCCCCGCAGGGGTTCCAGAAATAGGAAGATTCTGACGCAATTGGCCTTTCTGGGCGTCTCGTTCCCCTTGCTTATTCCCCGTCTTTAATCTATCGACGGTAAGCTTATGGTTGATTGACTTGAAATGCTCGAAAACTTCAGACTGAATTGCGTCTGGATTTTCGTCCATGAATTTGTTTAGTTCAGGCTCGATATCCTTTTCATAATTAAGAATACCTTCATCCTTAACAGTCGATTCCATGGTAGCAGTTATCTTATTGGCATTCGAAGTTTTTTCACTATTGCCGAGCTGGTCCTTTATCGGGTCGAGCTCTTTTCCAAGAGTCTTCCCCACCTTTTGCTCAAATAAAAGATTGGCAATTCTCACCATGTCATTTATTTGATCAGACTGGCCCTGAGTCAAATCTTCACGCTTTGTCCCCGTTTGGTCAAGAACAAATTGAAAATCATCATCTGGCGTTGTTGCGACTTCATGCCCTGATTCCTGTAATTTCTTGTCAATCGCTTCCTGAGTAAACCCTTGTGACTTCATCGTCATTCGAATATATTCAGGAGTTGAACGAAGTGTCTTGAACTCCTCAAGCGCAACCCTGTCCTCTTCGGACGTGGTTGTTTGTGCCGTTGCCGCCTCTTCTAATTGAGTAATACGCTCTCTTTGCTTAACCCAGGCAGGGTCATTGTGATAACCCTTTTCCTTGACATAAGCATCAATTGCGCCTTGATCATCACCAAGAATCTCCGCGACCTTAGCGATTTTGTCCTCAACGGACAAAGATTCGTCTGATTCAACAGCCTTGACCTGTTCTGTTTTTTCCGGTTCAGCTCCGGGGCCTTCGGCTTGTTGACCTTCTAAACCTTCTGGTTTGATTTCGGCTGAGGGGTCCGCCGGAGTTCCTTGCTCCGCTTTGTCCAATATCTCATCTGCAATTTGGTCAAAGTCTTTAGCCTCTGTGTTCTCTTCTACCATGATTTTACTCTCCTGTTCATTTTAACCACGGGTGGATTCCCGTAGATTTATATTTTACTTCTTAATTCCGCCCCTAACAAAATCCATTATCCCGCCTTTCGGGTGAATAATCTTTGATTTACCTTGCTGTGCATAATGAGCATCAAGGGTTTTCTCTGCCAGCTTTAAGAATCCATACGTTGCGAGTTTATCATTAAGCATAGGGAACCCAACCTGAACCGGCTTCCCTGGAACCATGATAATGGTCATTTCTATTGCTGGAAGTTCTTCTTGCTTGACTTCTTTTTCTGCTTTTCCGTTATCTCCTGACATCATCCCCCCTTATGCGTCGCAAACGAACTTAGATTGACCTTTAACAACAACCGGCTGCACATTTTGATTTCTTTCATAGATCAAGGCCAACGCTACGTCTAACGGTAAAACCATTCCGTTGATTTTTCCGTCTTTAGATTTTTCCAGCATTTCCCTTGCTTCAACCAAATAATCTCCGTAACCTACAACTTTCTTCCCGCACTTTTTTGCTTCTGTTTTCTTTTCATCTGCCATTTCGACATCCTTTGTTATTGTTTACGTTTTTAAAATCGATTCTTTAACCCACCATCGGCATTTTGAAAGCCTTTCTTTATCTTTTCTGTTTTTTCCTTAGCTTTTTCCACCACATTATGGTTTGTTATCACATCCCGAGGCTTCCTGTACCCTGCCTTTTCCCATGACTTCCAGTTGTCGATCGTCTTGCCGGATCGTTCATCCCGGAACGACTTTCCTATTCCAAAATTGTCTCTTGTGCCGATGGGAACCATGCCCCCTGTACCACGAATAAATCCTCCGCATTTGCATAGCATTGATTTAAACCCGGATGGCGGTGTTTTCCCGCAAGTTTGACAACGGTATTTTATTTCCTTTTTAGCCTTTATTTCGATCATTGGGCAGCTCCCCCACCTTCAACCTGCGCCTCAGCTTGGGCCTGTCGCGCCGCGTCCTCTTCTGGGCTGATATTCTCGCCCCCTGCCGTTGGAACGCCTGGGACAGTTGCCGGTTGATGATCAACGAAAAGCTTATCAGGATTCCAGCCGAACTCCTTTGATACACGCTTAATCTCTTCGAGGTTGATATCTTTGCCCTGCTCAACAAGAATCGCTCTCATCTGGACAAGCTGATTCATAAAGAAAAACATATTACTGAGCTGTTGCCGTCTGTTGGGCCTGCCTGCAGATGCGATATCAATATTAACGAAATAGTCTGCTGTCAATAGCTCTGTCAACGGATTCTCTGCAATTTGCCGTTCAGGGTTGCTCGGATCCGGAACCATGATAGGCTCATACCATTGCATCTTTTCGCTTCCGGTTACTTTGAGAAAGACCTCGCCATCCCAGAACGTGACGATTAAATCTTTCCCGGTACCGAGTTCCTCAACCATTAACAGGCGCAACCCTTCCTGGACATCAATATTCTTTTCCTGGAACGATTGCTCTTGTATGGCGATCTCAGTGGCAAACTTAGCTGTGGCCTTACCGGAAATCCTTGACTCTGAAACAGACCAAAGCTTGTTCTTCTGGTCTTGGAAAATAGTCAACATTTCTTTGTTTTCGAGAGATACATGGGTCGATTGCACTGGCGTTACAGCTCCCGTTGTATTCCCGTCAATCTCTGCGATATCGTTTACTTTAGTGCTTCTCAGCGCCGCTTTTGCGTCAACTTTGACCTTATTCTTATCAGTGACATATTTCGGGATATTGCGCTCGGCAACTTCCATCATAAACCGGACATAGTGGTTCATTTCATCCTGCATTGTCTTGTTAACCTGAGCGAATGACCGGGGATAAAGCTTGCCGTATTTATGCAGGGAGCCTATCTTCATATTGAAGTTGTTCGTTGTGTATGGCCGGACGAATGTGTCAATCTCCCGGGTTAATACCGTAGGCGATATGATGATCGTTTGATATTTGTTTCCTCTCAACCTGGCCTGGAACTCATAAAGCAATACCCTGCGGTTGTGCATCATCGAATCATGCCTTGAATGTTCAAACGTATTATCCTGAACATCCACCATATCCTTGAATTTCGGATATGCCGTATCGAACTCAGCCTTTGACATCCAGACTTTCTTAAGGTTATATCTCCGGTCTTTAATGCGCCTTGCCCGCCAATCAAGCGGAACATCGATCGGATCGTATCTTCGGATATATGTGCCCTGGACAGTTGAGAAGTTTGTTTCAAGCGGTGGGGAAAGCTTGGCGAAATTACGTTCGGCCTCTTCTGGGTTCATGGCGTCTTTGATGCCTTTGACCACTTTACCGATTACGCCCTGCGCTTCTTCTTCCTTGGGGGCTTCTTCGTTCTCGTTCTTTTCACCTTGATTTGTCGGTAGCTGGTCAACCTCAACAGCGCAATACCCCGCATAAAACATATCGAACAACGCAACGCGGTTCTCAACCAAAGCGTCCGATCGAAGAAGCAAATACTCAAGAGCTGACCGCATTACCGGAAGGCTTTCTTCGGAATCAGGCCTCGTTGCCTCAAGCAGAATATCCGGGTTCTTATACGTAATATCTGAAATCAGCGAGTTCGTGTTGGGGAAGTATTCGTTGATTATAGCCATTCGCTGCTTTGCTGCAACGTGCGGATGTGCAACGTCAACCCTGTCAATGCCCTCATAATAGTTTACCAGGAACGGATAGTTGTTGCGATCAACCAGTTCTCTGCGCTGGCGCTCAACGCAACTCTGGGCTTCGCTTTGCCAGAATTTGATTTCTGCGGTATTTAATATTGCTTTTTCGGCCATGTTATATCTCCATGTGACTTTTAATCATTTTTTCTTGTATTTCAAAAGCTAACTCGTGACATAACCCGTAACAAGTAGCCCAGTTTCCGTTTGTGCGTGTAAATGACATCCAGGTATCTTTCCCCTCGCTCTTTGTGCCAATAAAACAAGCAGGCGAGCATCGGCTCACCAACTCATCTATTAATTGCTGCGTTGCTATGCCAGCCATATATTCCTTGGTCACCTCGGCCATTACCTCATCATCTCCTCTCTCTGTTTCTTAATCTCCTGCATTTTAAATAATGGGCTCAAATGACTCAAATCTTCCTCGACTTTCAAATCTGTTTCCGGCGGCCTTGACATTACCGCATATCTTGCTTCGTCCGCATTATGGTCTTCGCCATTGGTGTTAAGGTCTTCAGGCCTATGCGGATCATGGACGTTTGCCGGGAATACCGTTGTAAAGTGAGTGCAAGTGCTGAATATTTTAAAGTTCGAATCTCCATCGACTATCCTCAGTAATGACTTTAATTGCCGCCATCCCTCAATTCGCCTGTTATCTGCCCGGGTAACTAAAAAGCTATCATCAGGCCGTTTCTTATCTTCAAACCAATTCCTGACCGCTTCCTGCATGATTTCCCCGCCACTCTTGCCCTCTCTCGAATCCTTCTTCTTGCTGTGATGCTGCTTATCTCCAAAGATCGCTGGGTCAAACACCGCATAGTTTATTTGCTCATCCGCTGACAGGTCACATATCTTTTCAGCCAGCTCATCGTAATAAAGCCCCTCTTCGTAAATCTCTCGGTATCTTATCAGGCCGCCCTCTGGGTTAACCGCGTACCAGCCAACGCTTGAAGGTTTCTTGTGCCCGTAATCGCCTGCCACGAACCGTTTCCAAATCTTAGGGATATAATAAGGCTCGATGATATGAACGTCCGGCCGCCACTCCTTGAAATACTGCCCTGCAAAGATATTCCAGTCACCTTCCAGCAAAGCCTTTCTGTCCTGCTCAGGCAACGATTCAAGGCGCTTGACATACATCGGGTCGTTATTCATCAAGCTCGGGTTGTCATAGATTTTAGCGGGAATGAACATCCGGGTAAGGCCAAGCTTGTCCTTGTAGATCGCCATAGGCTGCCTGTCATCAACAAATCTGCGCTTAACCCACAAGTGCCCTACGTTGCCCGGATTAGCCGTTGCCCTGATACGTACAGGGATATTATCATCGGACGTCCTGGCCTGAACCTTAAGGAACTCGTACTGGCTCTCGTTGAACTCTTCAAGCTGATCAAAGCCCATGTATTGATATTCGTGGCCTTGGTAATCATACTTGCTCTCTTCATACTGACAATGAGCGAAGAATAACTTTGCACCGGTTGGGAACGTCCAGCATCGTTCATTCTTGCCATAAGTTGCGAGCGTCATGAACCACTGCTGCGACCGATCGATGATCTCACGAAGCCGGGGGAATGTCCTTCTGAATATGATTCCCCTGTAATTTGGGTTACTCATCAAATCAGGGTCTAAGAAGTCAAAGAGCAACCAATCCGTTTTCCCGCCGCCTTTTGCGCCACCGTAGAGTATCTCGAATACCCAGAAGTTTCTAAACGCTTCCTCTTGCGGCCCCGCATGAGGCCTCCACTCTTTCCTTGCTATGCTTTTCTGGTCTGTAGATTTGGACATAACATCCTTCTGGGATTATCCCTCCGTTATCACCTAATAAATTAAAATGCCTTGCAAGTAAATAAAGCGCACCTTTCTTATCCCAAAGCTTTATTTTCTTTGTGTAGTCTGGCTCTGCCTTATCTGGCTCTGCCTTATCTAGCCCTTCTCCACCCTTTGTTGAAACTGAAACATCAACTCTGGCAATAGCACATGACACCTCAGGAGGTAAATCACAAATAGGAATCAAGTTGTCGTTATCATCATAAAGCCTTCTTACGTCAATAAACGCTAACTTAGCAATCTCAGCAATGACCCTGTCTGCTGTGACTTCTGTCCTATCTTGTTGTTCCGCAAGCTCTTTCGTTATTCTTGATTCTATCTGGGGTTTCCTGAGGTTTTCATAACCTATGGATTCTGCGGTTTTCTTCGAGTATCCTGCGCGGATTGCTGCTTGTGTTGCATTTTTATCTATGAGGTATTCTTTGCAAAAGAGGGATTGTTTGTTGGTGAGAACCATGCCACTCCTTGAAATGCGAGGTTATTAACAGAATGTTAACAAGTTGTTGATAACAAACTAATAATAGCACAAGCGTCACAAGAAGTGTCAAGTAAAGTTTTTAATCCTCGACGGTATATATTTTCAAGCAGTTTTCTTGCGGAGTAAATACATCAGTAAAACGAAGATAGTAAATATTTTAATAAGCACGATCCAGTGTCCGGTCCATTCGTTAATGAGGGTGGTTAGCATGATTCCTTTCTTCGGAAAAATCAAGAGGGGCTTCCGCGTAAGAGAACCCCTCCTGGTCCGGGTTGTTTTTAGATGTCCCGAATGTACGCTGGCCGTTTACCTGATAACCCACCGGCCTCTTTGACCTGTTGAACGAAGACCGCGCAGTTTGTTCCTTCTGGCTCTGTTGCCGCGCATTTCTCCATTGCTTTACGAGCGCGGTGCTTCCCGGTCAAGGCGATCCCTGCTCCGATTGTTGAAAGAACAACTCCAACAATGATGATCGTTTCGACTGCTCCTCTTTTGTTTAATTTCTTAAACATTGTGATTCTCCTTTGTAACGGTTGATCTATATTAAATGCCCGAGGCATATTATTTTCAAACCATCCTTATTTTTGAGCATTTGCTAATATTGTCCGGTTTTTATTTTATCAACGATTTGTGTGATAGTTTCACCAGTGTTTGAGTTAGAATAGATATGATCTGCTAGAGTTGTTGCTTTTAGCTTTTGAGAGTTATTAACACCCCCACTTTCTTGTTTATCGTTATCTTTCATATCTTTCTTATATAGTGTGTCCTTCATTTGTGACGTTTTAGGCACTTTTTGTCCTTCATTTGTGACACTACTGTCCTTTATTTGTGACAAACGTCTACTGTCCTTCATTTGTGACGTTTTCTGTTCATAAGTCGAGTGCCATGAGTCATAATCCTTTTGAAGTGAATAGTTTGCAGTTTTGCACAGCTCATTCGGTTCTATGATAATCACATTTTTTATTAACAGGTTATTAACAGCCCTATGAATGACTCTTCTATCCAATTTTGTCCCAGGAACGCTCCGCTTTTCATGTCCAAAACCACGGCTGAAATGCTTGATTTGTAGATCAACTTTCTTCCTCGAAAACCCGTAGGTAAGGCGGATTATAAACATTAAAACCTGCCATTCCGGGCCAGTAAAGTTTGTTCGATATAATGCTTCGAGCAATTCCTGGCTGAGTCTTACAAATCGGCTTGGCTGTGGATTCGCCATATCAATATTTCTCCGGGTTGTCTTTCATTTGTTGGTATGTCACTAAATTCCGCGTGATAAGCGCATGATGATTCGGGCATAGGATGTGTGTGTCTAATCCTTCATGGTGCGTGTCGGTTGACAGTTTCCAACCGCAAATTACGCATGGCTCGCAGTCCATGTTTTTGCGCCTTTCCTTGTTTCTTTTGTTCAACCGGCTTCTTTCCCTGATCTTCAATAATTTACATTCCCAGGAACATACATTTTTCCTGGCATTTTTTGCTTCAAACCTATTCCTGCAAATAGCACATATCTTCCATTGAGCATAAATCGCCACTATTTTATCTCCTTTACGAAATGTCTTGGTTGCGGGTTAGCCATTATTTAATCTTTCAAACTCCATGATTTTTTGTCCAATGAAAGCCGTGCAAGCCATGACTTGGCCGTTTCCGAGTGCTTTAAGTCTGTCCACCCTGTCGGAACACCCATCAACCACTCTACAAATTCCGGGTTCAGTTGCCCAGTATTCTCTGATGCTTTCATAACATTTGCTTCCAGATAACCTTTTTCCAGATTGTGATAATAACTCTTGCTCCCCTTCGGCCCGCAGTTCCCTTCCCTTGCTCTTGGAGTTGGCCACATCTTCACTTGTGCTGTCAAATTTATTTGGCCTACTCCCGTTTTCTCCCGTCTTGCATTTATCGTTTCCATACTTTCTGTTGACTCGTTTGCCCTCGGAGTAGCCCACAACCCAAATTCGTTCTCGTCTATGGGCCGCCCCGAGAGCATGAGCCGGAAATACAAACGTCCGGCAGGCGTACCCTTCGCTTTCCAAATTAGAGAGTACATTGTCGAGGTATATTGGAATGATTCCAGAAACATTTTCGCCAACAACCCAAGTTGGTCTGACTTCTTTAATAACACGGAACATTTGCGGCCAGAGATTACGGTCATCTTCTTCGCCTCTTTGGTTCCCGGCAACGCTGAATGGCTGGCAAGGGAAGCCCCCTGCCACAATGTCAACTGGTTCGAGTTCTTTCCCTTTGAGCGTTTTGATGTCATGGTATTTCTCCGTTTCTGGAAATCTTAAATTTAAAATCTTTTGGCAATAATCATCAATCTCACATTGCCATCTAATATCGAAGCCGGCCATTAACCATCCTAAATCACCAAGTCCTGCGCCGCTGAAAAGACTGCCTAGTTTCATCCTCCCCCCTCAATCCATCAATAAAACATTGATCTGAATTAACCCGCTGAATAAATATAGAAATCCCTTGTTGACCTGTGAAGGATTCTGGCAGAAACAGATCCCTGAGGCGATAAAGAACGCTAATATTATTCCGGCTGGGAAGATGTATTTCATGGCTTCACCACAATCAATTCATGCTCGTTTGAGACTAGGGCTTTTCTGAGTTTTAATAAATCAGGTTCTCCATTGCTCCATATATCGCAATGCTCATATAC